ACCTAAATTTATTTCAGTAGCGGCACTTCCAAATTGAGGATTTAAACTGCTATTTGAATCCTCTGCATAACTATGTGCAGCTTCATATTCCAAATTAGTTGGTAATGGTAATTGAACATAATCATATGCTCTACTTAAAATAGCGGCTCTAGTTCTATCTTGAGCTAATACGCTATAAGGAGCATTATAAAATAGTACCCAATATGGTATTTCGGCTTGATCGGATGTAGGATAAATGTATGGCATTTTTAAATCTGTTATATATATTTCGATGCCGTACAAAACAAAATTTGTACCTTTGAATAAAGAAAAATATGTCGGAGATGTCGAAAAAATAATGTGCAAATCCTTATGGGAAAGAAAGCTTTGCAAATACTTCGATGTTCAAGACAGTGTTATCAAATGGTGTTACGAGTGTGTAAAAATACCTTACATGTCTCCAATTGATAAGAAAAAACACACATACTATCCAGACTTTATGGTAATGCTAAGAGAAAAAACTGGCGATATAAAAACTATTATTGTGGAAGTCAAGCCAGAAAAACAAACAAAAGAACCAGTAAATAAGAAAAAAAAATCTTATAAGAATGAATTGGTGACTTTTTTGATAAATGAGGCTAAATGGAAAGCTGCTAAAAATGTATGCAACTGCAATGAATGGGATTTTAAGCTTCTAACAGAAAAGACACTATTTCGATGAACTCTATTACAGACATAAAAAATCTTATTGATAGTGCTGGTGGTATACAACGATCAAACAGATTCAATGTTATCTTAAATACTCCAGATGGTATTAATACTATACCAGCCCTTAAAGTAGCTTTTGGTGGAAGACAATTGGATACAATTGCTGATAAATTACCGGGACCAGGATTCGGTAGGAATATTCCTTTCACACAAAACTATAGTAACTATGGTTCTAATTCTTCTAATTTATTGATAACATTTCCAATTGAACAAAACTGGAATACTTATAAACTGTTAGAAAATTGGATGAAAGTTATCGTAAATGATGGAAGTATTCCTGGATCTGGATATGGAGTATCATTTGCACGACCGTATGATGATTGGATAAGAGAAGGATTTGTTAGGGTAGAATGTCTTGATATGAATGGGACTATAAAATCCACTTTTATCTTCAGAGAAGCTTTTCCAATAAAACTTCAGCCAATTGAATTACGAGCAGATATTGGCGACTTTGCATCTTTTGAAGTATTTTATTCATTTAGAAATTATGAGGTAGTATAATGAAATTTGAAAGATCCTATCCAAAATATGAACTAATTCTTCCTAGCACAAATAAAAAAATATACTTTAGACCATTTTTAGTATCAGACGAAAAGACTTTACTCCTAATTAAAGAAGAAAAAAATCCATCTTTAATTATAAAAAATGTTCTTGAACTTATTGATAAATGCTTTGATGATATTTCAATAGAATCAATAACATTACAAGATCTTGAATATTTGTTTTGTAATTTAAGAGCTAAGTCTGTTGGGGAAATAGTAAAAACTAACTTCACATGCCCAATTACAAATGAAAAAATAAAAACTACAATTAATCTTACTGAACTAGTAGTTGGAAATGGAAAAAAAGAGTTTGAATTAAAATTATCAGAAAACTATTTTATAGTATTTAAACAACCAACTATTCATAAAATTATATCGATGGATGGAACTTTTGATGTTAATCATTTGATTAAAACTTCAATAGAAAAAGTATCAAAAGAAGATTCTGTTTATAATTTTGAAGATTTAGGTTCTTCTGATATAGATGAAATTTTAAATTCTTTAACTAAAAAAGAGTATAATCAAATAAAAGATTTTATATTATCGCTTCCAAAAATACATTCAGATGTGAAATATCAAACATCGGATGGAGTAGAACGAACACTCAGATTGGATGGAGTATTAAATTTTTTTACATTAACTTAAATCATATTGATTTAGTTTTATATTATAAAATAAATTTTTTCTTATCATCAAATAATATATCAACGATAGGAGATATTGAAAATATGTTTCCTTGGGAAAGAGATGTATATTTTAATCAATATAAAAATAAATTAGAAGAGAAGAGAAACGAATATGATTGAAAAAGAAATATTTGAAACTAATAACTCCGTATCACAAAATCAAGCAAATGCGGAGATGATAGAATCTGGAAATCCAACTATGGATGTTTCAAATTATTCTAGTGTCATATCTGATGAAACTGAAACTACTAGTTCATTACAAGTAGATCCTAATAATATTGTTTCAGATAATATAATTCCAGAATCTAATGAACAATCCTCAAAATCTACCAATGAAACTAATATTTCTGAAACTCCTAGTTTAGATCAGGCAAAAGTAGGAGAACAAAATTCAAAAAATGAAAGTTTAAAAGGTTCTTCTAGTAGCAACAATTTTCCGATAGACAGCTTGGAAAATGCTCCTAATAATCAAATGCCAGAACCAGCTGCAAATGATAAAGCTGTTCAGGAAATGGTTTTAGATAATAGTGAATTATCACTACTAAAACTGGTACAAAAAAAATCTGAAAAACTTACGGATATAGAAAAAATTGCTTTAGAAAAAAGAATAAAAGATCTTGAGCAAGAAAAAGCAACTGATTCTAGATCATCAGAAGCAGAAATAAGAAAAAATATTACATCAGCTAGGTCTATAAAGAATAATGAAGGAATTGGTTTAAGTGACGAAAAAGGTGATCTAGCATCTTTTTTAAATTCAACAAAAGACCCTCCAATATGGAGGGTCTTGTGAGAGTCGAATGTTGAAGATTCTTAGTCTTCCTTAGCCAGTCGCTTGAAGTACTCAAGCGCATCTTCGTCCTCGTCGGGCTTGGGGGCCTTACGAGCAGGAGCAGCCTCAACTTCGTCCTCATCTTCCGCTCTCTTTGCGGCAGGGGCAACGCTGCGAATGTCGCCACCAAGAACATCATTGAGCTTCTTCTTGAGTTCGTCATACGACTTGAACTCAGTCGGAGCAACAAAGTCCTGAAGCTTGTAAAGAGTCTTCCAGAGCTTTTCTAGCTTCTCATCATCACCCTTATAGAGTTCGCTAGCACCGTCAAACTCAGACTTGTCGTAGTTGGTGTAACCAGCAACCTTACGAATCTTTAGCTTGAAGTTAGCACCCTTCCAGAAGTCGAATGGGTTGATGGCTTCCTCATCCTTGAACTGAGGCTGCATGGCCTCCTGGACCTTCTGGAAGATCTTGGTCCCATACTTGAAGAGAAACACCTTACCTTCATTCTGAGGGTTCGATGGGTCGCTAATGACCAGAATGTTGCTGATGTAGGTCAGCTTACGCTTACGGGTACGAGCAAGATCCTTGTCCTTCTCGACTCCGCTATTCCATAGTTCACTATTGGCTTCACAGATCGGACACTTCTGGCCGATGGTGGTTGGGCAGTTATCGATTAGCCAGCCACCCTTGCCCTGAAAGCCGTGCGAGTAGACCTTGGCCCAAGGAACATCCTCACCCTCACAGGCAGGCAGGAAGCGAATGACGGCGTAGCCATTGCCAGCCTTATCAACTTCCGGTCGCCAGAACCGATCATCCTTGTAATCGACAGTCTTGTTTAGGTCTTCGATCTTCTTGGTTAGATCTTCAATGCTTGACTTCGAACGCTTTTTAAAATCGCTAAATGACATATAGTCTCCTTATATTGACCCAAGGAACTCCCTTGGCCGATGGTGTAGTATACCAAAGATTGGTGTTTAGTCAAAAGGGAAGTTTGGCCTTTTTAGGCAATAGATGCAGATCTCTTCCCTCTTCGACTAGTTTTTCGATTATTGGTTTTGTGAGTAATTTTGCGGCTCCTTCTGGTTCGATCTCATAATCTCCGCAAAATTTTAAAATTGCATCCATATATGTGCAATTTGTTTTTGAAACATGTTCTATTATTAGTCGTGAAAATTCGTTTTTAAATGTTGGTTCTATAAGCATAATGAATACCCTATATAGTAGTGTAATTTGGAGAAAAAATGCCCGATAATACTGATCCCAATTTGAATGTAGGTATAGCTGGTGGTCTTACCGCTTCCATAGCAACTGATTTTGTCATTGATGTTTATGGTACTACTTCTCATGTTCAATTGACTAAAATGGTCTTTGGTGGTACATCTGATGCCACCCGCGTTTCTTCTACTAATCCACTCCCAGCATATTTGGCCTCTACTGGTGTTACCTTAAACACCAGAGCTACTATTACCGGGGGTGGTACTGCTGGATCAGTACAGGTAGTTAATTATAGCACAACTTCACTAAAAGTAAATGGTTCTGGTCTTAATAATGCTGTTATCACAGAAGACCAGGCTGGAAACACTCTTTTAGCAAATATCTTTGCTGGAATTCAGGGTATATCATCAAATTTTGCTTCTTCCAAGTATGGGATAAAGGCAATAGGAGCTGGTCCAGATGGAACTACTAATGGTGCATATGTTCGCCTATTCGATCCAAATACAAATTTATTAGCTGGAGTTAGCAATGGTGGTGGAGCAAATGCTCTACTCGTCCAAGTCCTTGGAGCACCAATTGCTCTTACTGCGACTATAGGCGCAAGCGTAGCGGTCACAAATACAGATGCAACTCCACTCTACATTAGAGGATCTACTGGTTCACCAGTCAGCATTACAGGAGTTACTTTAGAATCCTTACTAACAACAATCAATAATTCTGGAATTTCTGGCTCAACATTTACTTCCAGAATCCCAGCTATTGAAACACTACTTACTGATGGTACTGCAAAGGTCAAATTAGACTCTTATACTTTACCAACAACATTAAGTACAGGGCTATTTACTGCTACTACATCACCAACAGCCGTTAGCGTTTCTGGATTTACTTGTGCCAGAGGAGTAAATCTAAAGAGCAATTACACAAATACATTCCAGATATTTGTTGGAATTACCAGTGCCATAGGATCAACTAATGGCTATCCAATTGATCCAGGAGAAAATTTATTCTTAGAAATCTCAAATCTAAATAAATTATTTGCAGTTAGTGGCGGCGGTTCTACTGGACAAAAATTATATTTCCTAGCAAATTAATATATGTCTGATCAAGAATTTTTTAAAAATGATGATCCACCATATTTGGTGAAGACATTTGATTCCTATGGAATCAATATAATAAATTCATATACAGATGTTGATTTATTAGGCAAAAAAATAAATTCATCTCCGCTCGTTCAATTTTATAATTCATTTACTAAAGCAATTTTTGATTATTCAAATACTGAATCAGAAAATGATCTTGAATATATTTCAATTTTACTTCAAGGTCTTACAAATGGTAATACATTTACCATTTCAAATGGTTACTATGTAAAAGATCAAGACGGAATAACATCAAATATAAACGGAGTATATCAATTTGATGGTTCTCAAAACGATAATCTTATTTTAACATCTGTTATTTCTAATTCTGGTTTAAATACAGCGGAAAGTAGATATGAAAGAGATTATTTTGTTGAATCTCCTCAATTTACATTAAATTCAGGATTTACTGGCGATCCTTATTTTGTCGTAAAATCAATGACTAATTATGGTGTAGTAGAAAATCTTGGAGCTGTTGAGAATGATTTAATAGAAATTTCCTACGCAGGAAATACTGCAAACATTGACAGATATAGAATAGAAAAAATAGAAACTTCAAGTGAGAATGAAGAGATTATATTTTTAAAAGATTCGGTAAATAATGATAATAGGCTTGGTCAAAAATCTACAATTAATCTTTATGTTAGAGGAATTCCACCAATTACTTTAGCTGAAATAGACAAATCTATAAATGGTTGTGCTAAAACATATACAGTAGATGGAAATTATCTTGAATGTTTTGAAAATCAAAATGAATTACAAGCATATTTAAGAAGATTTAAATATGAGCAATCTAATGTATTAAATTCTTGGACTGAAGATTGCAATTGCACCGGATTTACAGCTGGATATCAAACTGATGGTTTAAATTATGATGCAATATATTCCTTAAAAATTGAAAACAATAATTATTTTGTTACTGGATTTTATACAGATTTAGTTTCTTCTGAAAATCCGACTTTAAATTTATCAGAAGGAATATTTAAATTTGATCAATCCCATTTTTCTAATTATTCAGAAACATCAGCTTTTGAGATAGTATTTGCTGAAACATTAAATGATTTATCGAATGAAGATTATTTGAATATTTTTACGAATAATTATGTTGCTGGTACAGAAACAGCTTATACTTTACTGACAATATCATCTTTTACACCAAGAAGTTTTTACTATAGCCAAAGAGGAAATCCTTCTGTCTATGGTATAATTAATGTTAATTGAGAGATAATTTTTTATCAGTCATGGTTAGAATAAATTTTCTTATTCTATCAATATAACCACGATTTCTTAGTTCTTTGAATACTAAATTATCTTGACTGAACTCGCCTTCTTTTGCAATAGAAGCTTCTCTTAGCTTTTTATATCTTTTTAATAATTTTTCAGCTGCTTTAACATCACTTGTATTATTTAATACATGCTCTATCTCATAGATATGATCTTCTATTTTTTTATCCAATAGAGCATCAGATGAAAAATCTAAATTTAAATTTTCTGGTTTAACTAACCATTTATTTTTCTTTAGAGAATATACACCCTGATTTTTTGGTATTTCAACATTTTCAGTCTGGGCATATACTTCAACTGGAGTATTGTAAATTGTTATATCGTGTGTTAATGACCAAATTAATTTTTTATCTTTATAATAATTTGGATCTTTTTTGCAAACATCTAATTTTTCTGGTTTTAAAATTATATGAACATCTAGATCAGAATTTTCAGTATAATTGTAATTTGCATTTCCGCCAGTAAGAACAATATCGTCAACAAAAGAACTTGGTGTTTCTGTAAACTTCAGCCATTCTTTTGCAATCTCTATTAACTGATTTTTTACTTCATCTTTAAGAAAAATATTTACCCAAAACTTCGGATTCAATTCCGAATGATATTGTAGGGTTGATGACTCTTGTAAAAATTTACGCAAATAATGCATTAATTAAAACCAATTATTATTAATTTTCCAGTTGATGGAGTATTCCATGCATTTATCTTTTTTAGTTCAAATGGAAATCCAAAACATTTTGGATCTGAATCATTTTTAGAAAATTTAATACTGATATTTTCATTGATTGTTATTGTTGTATTAACAGAATCAGATGTATTTGAGAAAAACATAAATGCTTTATTATTTTCAACAGTTAAAGGAAATGATAAACTTAAAGCAGAATTTGAATCAAGTTCGTATAAAACCTTTGCAGATTTATATACATCGTCAAAAGACATATTATAGGGAAAAGAACTATACATTAGTTAAAAAATACTGCTGAACTGTTGGATATTCCTGTTATTCCATATACGCGAGTAGGAATAAATGCTGATGTGTTTGATCCTATTTTTATGTGGGTAGAATTAAGAATCCCATCACTTGATCTAAAATTTAGTGTAAATCCCGGATTTGTTGCTGTTCCGGCGTTAAGCATACATGCTTTATTTTTTCCTGGAGTCTTTCCAGTTCCATCCATAGAAATATTTGTTGCTGATTTAAAGTTTTCCATATAGCTATTTATATGAAAAAAACCCCCTGCTGGAGCAGAGGGTTTAAAAACTAACTATTTAATTGTATTAGATACGATTCTTTGTCTTTGTGCAGCTGTTTGAGCACTGCTCAAGGCGAGTATGCAGTTCATCCACATTTCGCCACATATCATTTCGGACGCTGTGAATTTCATTATTGAAAGTCACATTGTCAAATTCCTTTTGGAGTTGGCAAATGTGCTTCTGAAGCGCAC